TAAGATTAAAGAATATGAAGATGATGAAGTGTGTGTCTATCGTGTTTGGAATACAGATATCGTTACAGTATACGAAGTAGATAAAGAAGATGAAAAAACATATGCTATTATAGAACAATATGACAACGCTATGGGAACAATTCCAGCGACTTTCTTGTATGCACAACGCTCACATGAAAGAGGTATTGGTATATCTCAAATAGCAGACGTTTCGGATGTTCAAAAGGCTATCTACAATGAATTATCGGAATTGGAACAAGTAATAAGACTAGGAAATCATCCGACACTTGTGATGACAGAAGGTGTTGATGCATCAGCAGGTGCAGGTGCAGTTATTGTAATTGAAGACCAAGATGTTGACCCATCTTTAAAACCTTATCTATTACAACCAAATTCATCATCTATTGGTTCTATTCTACAAGCAATCGAAATGAAAGTTTCAGCCATTGACAGAATGGCTCACCTATCTTCATTGCGTTCTACAACTACAGGAACAGCATCTGGTGTTAGTCTAAAGATTGAAAGAGAATTACTTAATGTAAAACTTGCTCAAATGGCTGATAACTTAGAGAATGCCGAAGAACATATTTGGAAATTATTTTCTAGTTTCTACGGTATTGAATTTGATGGTTCTATTGATTATGCAGATGATTTTGATATGAGAGATGCTTATACAGAATTAGATTTCTTACTTAAGGCTTCTGTTGCTCCTGTATCATCAGCGGCATATAAGACAGAGATTGCAAAACAACTTGCAAGAACTGTTATTGAAGATGACACAGCAATTGACGTTATCATTAAACAAATAGAAGACGGGTCACAAGCACCAGAATTTGGAGTTATTTTAGATGGCGACAGCGGAACAGATTCAGAAGCATAGTGAGATTATAGACGAGGTTCTGGATGGATTTGATGATTATATGGATTCAGCCAGCAAAGTCTTAGAAAATCGAATTGCTAAACGAATACTAGAAACAAAAACCAAAGACGAACTCTTGGCATTAAGAGTGGCAATCAATGACGATTTTGAAGAATTGATATCACTTAAAGTCCGTGACTATATGAAAGAATTCGACAAGATAGCCGTTGACACAACAAAGATGGTAGGTGATGAAATAACACCACTAGATAATCGTGTTGCAAGTGAACTCAAAGCACAAGCATACCAAACAATTGACGAAAGCGTCAAAACAGGACGTGAGAATGTTAACAGTCAAATAATCATCGGTGCTATTGCTGGTGTTGGTATTCAATCAATCGCACAAAACAGTAGACACGCTATATCAGGATTATTCATTCAAGTTGATGATATCGAAACAACATTACTACAAAATAAGTTAACAAGACTTCGTAAAGCCACAAAAAGAAAAGAGGACGATATAGCAAAAGCATATACGGCTCTTAAAAAGAAGTTTGCTGGTGTTAATGTAGGTAGTTCAATGAATAACACAGTTAAAAGAGAAATGCATGACAAAGTTATGGACTTTGATGCAGTATTCATTAAACACAGAGCCGAACAAGCAGGCTTAACTAAATTCAAATATACAGGTTCATTAGTAGCAGAAAGTAGAGATTTCTGTGTTCGTAATGTAGGTAGAACATTCACAAAAGCAGAAGCACAAAGTTTGTGGTCAAATCAATCTTGGAAAGGCAAGAGAAACGGAGACCCGTTCGTTGTAAGAGGTGGACATAATTGTAGACACTTCTGGATTCCAGTAGACTAAAGGAGATAAGTATGGCTTATAAGAAGAAAAAACCTAAAAAGAAATAATGTTAACATATAAAATAAAAAGGTCAGGCAATGACCGAGTAATTCATATCATACTTGAAGATAATTACTTCGAGCCTGCACCTGTTCCTAGACCAGCAACAGAAAAAGAAATAACAGAAATTATTACGAGAGAACGAAGAAAAAAAGTAGACGCTATCATCAAACATTACTATGAGAGACGAAAATGCCGAGTAAAGACACCAGATTAACAAAGAATAAATTATCAGGTTACAATAAACCTAAAAGAACACCTAATCATCCTACAAAGTCACATGTTGTATTGGCAAAAGAAGGTGATAAAGTTAAATTGATTCGCTTTGGTCAACAAGGTGCTAAAACAAAACCACCAAAAAAGAATGAAAGTCAAGCAGACAAAGACAAGCGTAAATCATTTAAGGCAAGACACGCCAAGAATATCGCTAAAGGTAAAATGAGTGGTGCATATTGGGCAGATAAAGTAAAATGGTAGAACGACCAGCCCCATTACCTCCATGTAGTCCGTTTAGTGCGCCACCTCCTCGTCCTCCTCACGCACCATCAACTCCTAAGCCAACAACACCACATAAAGACTGATGGCTGATTCATATATAAAATCACATATCACCATAGAAGAGGCTGAAAAACAGGGCTTAACTCAACTTGTTAAACAGTTAAGAATTAACGAGAAAACAAGAAAAGGTCTAGGACTAGGAACTCTCCAAGAAGAAATAAAGAACCCTACTAGGTTAAGAAAAGGTAGACCAAAAAAAAGCACCTGACTGTTTAACCAGGTGCTTTATAAACATGTTACCCAAAATAGGGAATAAAAAAGATAACTGTTTTATACGGAGTAATAATTAGTGACAGATTATGCGTATATAATAACTTCCTCTAATATAATTAAATTAAATTAAAATTAATCTGCCACATGGTTATTGTGTAATGTTGTCCTAATAAGCCGATTAGAAAGCATTTCATTAATAAAACATTACCTTATAATAGTAACACAAAGGGAGTTGAATGTCAACCCCCTAAGTGAAATTAATTTACGCTGTCTCCTCTGCTTTTAGAAATCCATCGTTGACTGCCCTTTGTAGAATACGGATGTCAATATCATCATTATAATACTCTGCTATTGCTCTTGCTGTTTCAAATACACAACCTGTATAGAACTTGTCCTTCTTTAGGTCTTCAATATACCAGTCAACATATGCTTGATTGTATTCTGGCAATTTGCCAATAGCATCATTATAAGTCATTACGCTGTCTCCTTTAATCTTTCAGTGGCAGTTTGTCCATTGGAATCAACCCACTCTAACAATGTGAAAGAACTTATCGACATTGAATTTCTGTCGATATCCCACACATAATTGTCTTGGGCATACAAATCTTTGATACGTCCGTGTTCTACATTACTTGAATATTCTTTCAAATATGCGTTATCTACATCAGCATACGAAGTTGCACCACTGTCAAAAGCAATAACATATTTGCCGTGTTGCAAACTATTTCCAGATTCAAACGGTATATCTTTAAGTGTTCCAAAACTACCTGCGGCCATCATATAATCTTGCACGACCCCCATCCATGGTTGTGTTTTGAAGTTGCCAATTAAGATTTGAGAACCGTTATCTAATTTTGTTTTAAATGCTTTTGCTCTTGCTTTTGCTCTTGCTTTTTGTTTCGCTTTACCGTTTAATTTCTTACTCATAACTTTAACTCCTTTTTTATTGTTTATACTAGTATTATACCACAGAATCGATATCTGTCAAGTTTTTGGGGCATTTCTGCCCCTTAACTTTATTTCTTAATACTATCAAGTGGTATGTTACCCCAACCGTCAGCAATTGCTTCTTCATCATACTTGTTGATAGATTTGATAACCTCAGCCACTTCATCACTAGGTGTTTTCTTCTTATTTTGTTCTCTGTAATACGGCTCAAGTGCGATTGCTTCCAGGCTATCTGCGATAGTGTAATTCGTTTGACCTTTGGTATTGAATACATTTTCTACTGCAAATGTTAGGTTATCAATTGCGTTGATTAAGTCTTGTGCTTGTTGTTCGTTCATTGTATTTTCCTATTTGTTAAATTATGTAAGTCTCAATTGACCTTACTATACTAGTATAACACAGAACCGATATCTGTCAAGTTTTTGGGGTTTTTTAGAAAACACTGTGCCAGTTATTGATTATTTGAGTTGTTACAGGGTCACTTAATACTTCTGGTAAACATTCAGCAATATTCCACGCCTGTTGTTGGCACCAATTTGTTACATTTATAATTG